CCTATTGTGGGTGCTTTTGTAAAGAACGAATGTCATTTTTAATCTCTTCAAACATCCCACGAAGCTCTGTTTTAAAGTCTTTGAAATCACTTTTATGAAGGTAATCAGACTTAATCATCTGGATTTCTTTTTCAGCAAGCTCAAGACGTGCTTCTGCTTTATCAATGGTTCGCTTCATAAACCAGATAACAATAGACACAGCCCCTAAAGCAAGCCATTGGGTCGTTACAAATTCAGTCATAAAAGTCCTATTGAAAGAGTGAGGGACATATCCTGTTTTGTAACTATTACCAAAGGCTCATTTGACCATCGAAGTACAGTGCGTTTGCCAACCAGGGTATAAGAACCTGGAAAAGCAGAGAGTATGTATGTTTGTGGGTATGTACGGCTAAATATAACTTCTTGTCCAGTGAGAGAATACACACCATACTCTGCATTCATAGCATAATCTGCTTGTGCATTTTCTCCAGTCCAAGTATATTGCCCATAATCTGCTGGAAGAGTGTAGACTCCAGGAGTCTCTTTTAGTAATGTTGCCGACTGCCCTGTGAATGTGTATGTTCCTTGCTCTGCTGTGAGTATACGAGCGACAAAGAGCCCAGCAGATTGTCCAGTAATGGAATATGTTCCTGAGTCAGAAGTAAGGGTTGCTCCACCACCAAGATTACCCCCTTCCCAGGAATCAATATACATCTGGTTTGTGACAGAAATGCCAGGCAGTCCCGTAGTGAGGGGAGAACTACTATCAGTGTAGGTGAATCCACCTCCTAGGGGAGTACCGTTCTTGCATACAGTAAGTGTATTACCCTGTACTTCAAGTTCAATACTATCTCCATCGGCCCATGTTGGGCTATCTGAGGAGTATAGCGTTGTTGGAGTCCCGTCCACATATTTTACAAGATGCGTAAATCTTGTTGATGGTTGGTATATGTATACTTCGTAATAGTCTCTAGTGGCGTTAGTTCCAGAGGATGCCCGTACAATAACACCCACACGATATGTAGACCCTGTAGGAGTACTATCTGGAATTACGGCAGATGAGTATTGGTCATCCGTAAATGTGCCAGCACCCACCCATTTAGCGGTGGGGTGGTCGTTTCCTGCAGCAGAGAATTCCCCCCAAACCCTAATATCTCCAGTAATTACTACGTTACCTCGTGTAGTACAGACCTGGGACCAATTAGCACCTATTCCAGTACTTCGATTAAAGTCATCAGATGCGACAAATTCTCTTGCCATACTCAGTCCTTAGAAGCTAACAGTAGTCCACGCGCCTGCTGCGGGCACGCTTACCAGTTGTGGAAGGGGGTTGCCGGTATAAATCCAACTCTTTGGCTTTACTTTAACGGTGCAGGCTTGCGCGGGGCGGAAGGTAGTGCCCTGGTGACGCACTTCACATGACCAAGTGGTGCTAGTCTCCACTACGTTGCGGAAGGCCAAGCCAATATTGATTCCTCCTTCAATGTCCACTGTGGGATCATCGTCCAGGCTGTGCTCAGTAAAGATGGGGTAACCCTTTCCTAACTCCCACTGTGAAAAGGGATAAGTAGGTACAATCTCGAAATACAGCCGTGCACCAACAGAGTGATTTCCGTCATTCCAATAGAAAGCAAATGCAGCACCACGAGCCTGTAGCGCAGCCACTGCCGCTAGATGATCGGCCCAAGGGCCGCCACCATCATTACGACCAACACACCAGCCAATCCAGGGTAACTCATTAGCTGGATTGCTAATCCAGGCCAGATGGTCCTGATGGGTAGCTGAAGAATAGCCCCCATCCTCAGTGCGCAGGAGTGGTGCTGCTGCAAAGGTATAGGTGGCATTAACACCCACATCCCAATCAGGAACCCAGACAGTGCCAGCCGTAGGAGCGCTTTGCCAGCGCGGCCGATCAGGGTATAACGCTGCGAATTTATTGGCTCTGCGTAGCCCATATGTGAGTGTGCCAAAAGCACCCATACTACCCCCAGTCAACACCCGTTTTGTAGTGCTGATTTGGGGGTAATTAGCTTCAATCCACTCAAGCATTACGTCAAGACGACGTTCTGTATAAAGGTTCAGAAGCCCAACATCTGGTCCATCAGTCCACCCCATCCATTGTGATTCTCGACGACCACCAGCAGGTAGATCGGCCTGTCGGTCACTGGGGTTGACAGTGGCTTGCTTAATTGATCCACTATTGCTGGATTGAATAGCAAATTTGAACTGTTCATCGTTACCAGCATACTCTAAACCACCAGCTAATTCAGCAGTATATTTAGCTCCATAGAATGCATCGTAGTTAGTACCACTACCATGTAGACTAACAATAAGTGTCTGGTCTAAATCCGCTGTTGGCACAAAAGCATCATTGCTAGTGTTAGCAACACTAGCAAAATAACCACTAGGAGAAGTAGATGGACCTACCCGCAATCTATAGTTAGCCACGTTTTAACTACTTAAGAGAGTTGAGCAATGCCATTCGTCGGATCAAAATCAACCGTAAATGTTTCACCATTTGCGAGACTAATACTAGAGCCATAATCCCACCAAGAGATTAATGGGTCTGCTGGAGAGGTTGGGGTATCATTATAAAACACAGCATTTCGGAAAGGCCCCACAGCTCCCGTAGCCGTAAACACCACATCAGTTCCAACAATTTTCGCCGTACCTGTTGACCTAGAAGTTGTGATTGTGGTAGCCGTGCCACCAGCAGTATACCCATTACCAGCCGAAATTTCAGTAAGGTCCGCTTTTACACTATTTGTAGCTACTGGAGCAGTATTCGTGAGTAATACCTTAAAAGTATGTGCATCAAAGTCGTGAACACCTTCAATAAGGTCTTCAACAAAAACATTAAATTTATTGTAGGTAGCCATGAATATCCTTTAGTAAAGAGCTAAAATGTCGGAGGCAGTCGTAAGTGCCATTACTTTTTGTACTTGAATTGGAAGCATAGTGGCATTCGCAATATTAACAAACGTTACATGTTGTCCATCCGCCATAACTACCTCAACATCCCCAGAAGTTCCAATAAATAGCGCCCTAGTTACAGGAAGTTCTGTAGAGTCATTTGGAGTGACAGCAACTGCTCCATGTGCAGAAACAGTGGCATTTGCTGTACGATAAGCACCTGATGTCATTTAATTTCCTTTTATTAAGAGGGGGCCTCACACCCCCATAGGCCCGATAGGGCTAGATGATATTAGTCATCCACTTGTTCACCAGGACCAGCAACAAAGTATTCAATAACCACATACCCAGTACCACCAGCAGTTGAGCTGCCAACAGTGTAGGTAGAGAGGATTGCCTTGTCTTCAGTCAGCTTTGCAAAAGTACCAGCGCCCAAAGAGGTGCCAGCATTAACCAAACCAACTGCCGTAGTTGCCATAGAGAACGCACTCAGAACGGCCGAAGTAGACCCCGACCATCCAAGTACAAATGAACCCGCAGCAGTAGAAGCATTCACGTTTTGATTGACGTGAACCCCCACAATCACTGCATCCTTAGGAATAACACACTTAACAGTTGAACTGTCAGTACGAGCAATAGGCACGATCTTCGTGAGAAGACAGCGTGCCTTTGGATACGACAGGCCAACTTGAGTTGAACTAAAGCTAGCCATGTGTTATCTCCTTAAGCGCCCATCGAGCCGTAAATACCACGCCAGTCGGTCCAGCCAAAGCTGTAACGAGCCGTCGCCTTGTACTTAGCATTTTCCGTATCCCAGTCATTATCCATATCGAATGCATCAGCACGACGTTCAAAGTGCTTCATGCCATGAGGCACATCAGTACGAATGAACCATGCATCAGTATCCGTCAGATAATGGTTGACCACCGTTTCAGGAATCATGCCCATTTGCTTGATAGCATTCAAGTCGTTGTTGTCAGTGCCAACACGACCTTCACTACCAAGAATACGCTTCGCCTCAAACGTCAGTTGCCGGGGGATAATCAGAGTCTTGGGCTTAACAGCAATCAGCAAACCACGGTCATTCGTGTAGCCAGCGATATCAATGACAGCTTGCTCAAGAGCAGCTTCACTCAAATCCGACCACGTTGCAGGACCGTTGGTAGCCGTGCCACCAGCAAACAGGGGATGGGAAGCACTTGCGGTGCCGGCAGCCGACGCAATCAACGTAGCGCCATCGCCACCAACATAGCTGGTATTGAAAGCACGGTTGTACACGTTAGCGGCGATGATTTCCTTCGTTTGACGCATCGAATACGCCAAGCCCTGTGCCTTACGTTGACCCACCACAGCATACTGGTCATCTTCCATGATTTCACGGGTGATGATGAAGCCAAGGGCATACACAACGTGTTGGTAACGGGTAATAAACGCCTGACGTTCACTGTCAAACGAGACAGGAGCGCCTTCCGGCTTCACCACAGCCAAACCAAAGCTGGAAATACCAACATCCTCTTCAAACTGCTTAGTACTCTTGAAAGTATCAAACAGCTTCGTGTATTCCGTAGAATACTCGTTATAAGCCTTACCGTACCAGTTGTTTACACCGGGCCAGAGTGCTTTTGCAAAACTACCGCTAGTAATAATAGACATCTATATCTCCTTAAACGCCGAGCAGGCCAGCAGCACCAAATGCGTGGGTATTAATCCGCACAAGCAGTTCAGCAGGACGAGCCGTTGAGGTTACATCATTGTCAGGAGAGGCAGTGACGCCCATCACCTGAAGAGGAATCGTCGCGGTCACAGCAACCGTAGAACTATCCACAGACATACCAGACGCATAAGGCGCAGTAGACGCCGCAGTGCCAAGGTTAATTGACACATTCAAACCAACAGAAGCCGCAGCCACAACACCACCAACTGCATCTTGCGGAGCAGCATAGATAATGTCAGGGGCATCAGCAACCAACACCACCCGACGAGTCGAGGCAGCACGATAAGCACCAGCGTTGAGGTTGCTATAGTCGGGCTCAAAGCCGACAATCACACCCACAATCGGTACAGCCGTACCAGAACCAATACGTTCAACACACGGATAAACACCTTCACTGGCGTCAACCAGTGCAGCGTCCGTAGACAGTTGAACAAAGTCGCCCACGTTAGTGACCTGAGTATCAGACACACTAATCATGTAGCGATTGACTTGCCCATTATAGGGCGAGCCATTCAGATGTTTTACAGGCCGAAAACCTGCGAGAACACTTGCCATGTTATTTTCTCCATTTGTGGCATTCGGCGCTGTTTATCACGAACCTCGTGATATTTGGAGTGACCCATAATCAGCATTACCGGACGCCTTTTGTTTCATTGTTTGTTCAAGGCGGTCAATCTCTGCAGCCTTAGCGGCTTGGTCCTCTTCGTGAAATTCCTTCTTAATTCGCATTACGAAAGCCTTATCACCCTTACCCACAGAAACTTGAGCCTTAGTACCTTCAGGAGAGGCTGAGTTCACTCGCTTGTCACCGACACGAACTGAGTCCGCATCAACAAGCTCATAACCACCATCAATGAATTGTTGAATCCGATCTCCGGTATCATTTACAATTCGATAGACATAACCATCTTCCTTACCATTAACTGACAACACGTTACGAGTACCAACAGGGGTACGCTTAACACGGGTGCCGACTGCGGCAGTAGTTCTACTCATTTATAGTCTCCTTAACGGGATTTAAGAGCTTTAAGTTCTTTTTTATAGTCTGCTTCAGTATAACCTGGAGTGACTGCTACGATCTTCCGCATAATGTCTATTTCGTCTGCGGTCATTTGCAAATCATCCTTTACTACCCCACCACGAGTAGAGCCTTCCACTGCAGAAGTCCTACGTTGGGCACCAGGGCCAGCAAACTTATGTGCAAATTCCTTACGAATCTCTTTTTCAACCAGCACCAGAACTTCTGAGGGGGAGCGACCACCTTCTTCATAAAGTTCCTTACCAAGAGCATCAGCAGCCTTTCGCATAATTCGATTGGACTCATACCAATCGTTGCGAGAAACCCAGTTTTCAAATTCCGGGGTGTAGGTGTCGGGTTCTTGTACCTGAGTCTGACGACTCTCTTGTACAATAGAATCCTTTTCTGCCTTTACTTCGTCAATCTTATCTTCCAAAGTAAGCGCACGCTCGTGATCACCATCCAGAGTCGCCTGACGGCGGGCATCCTTCAGCGTTTTCAATGCACGCTCATATTCCATTTCTTTAACTTTAGTGTGATGCTTACTAAGAGCATCCAACGCTTGACGAACTGCTTTCAGTTCCTTGCTTTGCTTTTCAATTTTCCCGAAGAGTTCTCCACGTCGAACAAATTCAGGAGCATCGATAAATTCACTCTCATCACCATCGAAATCTTCCTTAGGAACCCAGCCTTGTTCAATGGCTTTGATTTCAATAGAAGAATATTCCCGTTCTTGGGATTGAGTGTTTTCATTTTGTGTGCCTTCTTGGCCCTGGACTTCTTGGGTCATTCTTTACTCCTTAATGACAGCAACAATGTCTTCATCATTTAGGATGACATAGTGCTTGTCTTTGTTTTGGGGGTCTTCCACCTTCTTGCCAGCGTGCTTGGCGAAATAAACCTTATCTCCAGCCGCTGCCCAAGGCATATCTCCGAAATCCTTCCATGCTGTGGGGCCTACCAAAAGGACAACACCCACATCTACACTTTCTTGGTAACGAGTATTACTGTCTTTAGCAATCTCAATACCAGCTTGTCGTGCTCGACGAAAAACTTCGTCGTTTTCTTCGTAAAGTTCTTGCTGTACAAGAATACGATGACCACATGGAATAATCATTAAGCCTCCTTAATGTCGTCTAGTTCAGCCAACAGTAAATCTTTTACTGCAGCAATGTATCCAACTAAAAACCTATCACGAGTGGGGTCTGACCCCGCATTACTCTGTAACTCTGCTGTCATATCCCGCAATCTATCTTGAAAGACGGAATAAATGGCCTTAGTTACTTGGTTGTTCCTCCAGTTTTGGAAGATGTCTTGGTCTGTTGAAGTTTCGATTTGTTTTGCTCCGCTTGGTGCTGTAGTTTTTGAACATGTTGCTGGCTTTGTTGGGCCATCTTTTGGGCTTCACCCACTGAGAAAATCCGCTGCTTGTGCAGTTCAATGGCAGCATCTAGTTTTGCCCCCATCTCACGCACTTGCATGTCATGATTTTGTTTTTGTGCTTCCATCATTTGCTTAAAGGCCATGTCTCTGGCAGCAAGTTCGCTCTTAAACTGAAGAGCTTCTTGTTGCATTTGGGCTTTTTGCTGTTCCAACTGTCCCTTCATCTGCATTTCTTGCAGTTTGGGATCAGGAGGGGGCTGATGTTGACCAGTTTGTTGAATAGCTTGGGTAAACAACTGCTCAATATTCGGTTGTTCTTGAGCTTCTAGGATACGCATAGTAACCTGTAGAGGATCAAGAGTACCAAGAGGCAGCAATTCCGCCAATCCCTGTGCTTTTAGCAGTTTTTCTGTCTGCGTAGGAGTGGAAGGGTCAGCACTAGGACACACATTGTAGGAAGAGTTATCAAAATCCTGTGCACTAACCACATCATCAAGGACATTGGTGTATTCTTGAGGGTCTAAATACAGCTTGTTCAGTGCAAAGAGCTTCTTATACTCCAAAGTCAAACTACGGTAGATACGCTTGTAAACAGCAGTAAATACCTTCATCCCCTGTTCAATCGTTGCCATCGTTGTGGTGGCAGGGGTGTTCTGTCCAGGCATCTTACCAACGAAGATTTCTGCAACCGAGGCTAGCTCCTTACCAGAGGTAACCAGAGTACCCATAAGTTCAAAAAGAACATTACTGGGTTCTTTGGTAGGCAGAGGTACAATTTGTTTCCTCAAGTCATCAGCAGTAGTGTTGAGTGTTTTCCACTCCCCAGGCTTCCACTGACTTTCGCCCATCTTGAGCTTGAGGCCCTTACCTAAGAAGCCGCCTTGTAAGTTATTTAGCGTACCACCATCAATAAGCTGGTTGATGAGAGTGTTTACGGATTCATTAAGAGGGCTAAGAAGAAGTCCAAACCCAATATCATAGAACCCGCCGTTAGGATTAGGAATAAAAGAAAACTTGGTGTAATACTGGATTGCATCGATTTTCTGGAGTTTTCCATCCGGGTCGAGATAGATTGTGCTTTCATCAAACCTCGCTGCAATACGCAACACCTTTCGGGTGTAGCGTTCAAAGGTTACAATGTAGGGTTCTGCGTAGCCATCATCATCCAAGTCATAGTAGGTATGCTGTTCGATGATTTCATACGGAAGTGTAGAATCCTTGATAATACCTGAGTTGTTATCTGCTGGAGCAGTGATTTGAGAATCACCAAGTTCCAAATCCAGATAGACACCAGACATCATCCGCTCTTTAACTTGGCGCTTAGTCAGACGAATAATCTGTGAAACTCGCTCTGCATCCAAAAGAGTCTTAGCCCAGTAATTCACAACTAGGTCTTTAGGAAGAACTAGCTCTGACACGTTCCGCTTAGTCGTAGAGTTGTAATAAGTCTTCTTGAAGATGGTCCCAACAATGGGGAGCATAATCAACAGCTTATCCATTTCCTCTTCCCATCCGTCCATTTCATGGAGCAGTTGGTAGGACAAAAACTTACTTACCCGTTTGGCCTGTTCTAGCTTTTGACCAGTTTTATCAGAGCCAATTACAAGACATTTAACAACATCACCAGTAGCTGGAATCAAGGAGGGATAAGAGCGAGCATTAAACTGCATAGCAGCAGTAGAGAGCAAAGGATACTTAACATTACTAGCACCATACCAGGGGAAGGTCTTTTCTTCCTTTACCTGAAGTGCCAACTTAGTCCAGTCGTCTAAACTCTTTTCCCAATCCACTCGGGAACGAAGGTCATACTCAAACCCCTCAGCAACTTGCTCCGAGATTTTATTCAAAACCTCTTCGTCAAGCTTCTCAGCAACATTAACACTCTCTAGATAAGCTCTAAGAGTGTCAGTACCCTGTCCAGGTTGAGCGTCCTGTGGCGGTTGCTCTGCTGGCATGGAGTTCATCATAGTAGGCATCATCTTCCTGTTCTTCCCTTGTTGGAGCTTCAATTAAACTATCCAGCATAATACCAACATAGGCAAATGCATCAACTTGGTCGTCTTTTGTCCCACGAGGGAACTTACACAGTTCATCCTCAAACACTGGATACCAATCACCAGCTTTATCAAACTTTACACCACCCGCCCGCATACGGCCCTGAATGCTCCGTGCTCTGGAAATCTTGTCTTTACCACCGTGCTTCAATGGAAGCAGGTTTACAAACTTACCCGTTCGTAGCATCTCTTCCCGTAGGAAGGGTCCAATAGACTTCGACACCTGCATCTCTTCGATACCAAACACATCTGGTTTGTACACATCATTTAAAGAGATGATCATGTCTACAATTTCTCTACCATCCAACCGCTCACGAATAACATTCTTAATTTGAATGATTCGATTCTCGTCCATCGCAGAAATGACAAACACACTGTAGTCAGCGGTTTCTTCTTTAGAGATGGCTAAGTCAGCCGTGATGTAATAGTTAACTGTCTTCTTCTTGTCCTCAGGACTTAATGCAACGAAGTCATTGCGCTTAAAATACGCAACCGAATCATCAATAGGCTCATTGAGATATTCCTGGGAGTAAACGTCCGGGATTCCTCGATCTGTGAAGTCTCGTCTTTCAGACTGGAACCATTCTGGTGTGTATTTTTCAGGCCAGAGAATTTTGGTGAAGTCATCGGTGTGAGCCCTATACTTAAAGGAAAGCCAACTGGCCTTCTTGTTGGTATTACTAATCTTTAGTGGTTCTACCTTTGTGTCTGCATTCCAAATTGAGGGCATGAGATTATTCAGCATACTGTCTTCATGAAGAATTGTACCAACAATTCTAATTACACCGTTAGAAGACAAACTGGGAACTAGGGCACCATAGAACCAACGCTTAAACTTTTCTCGTCTATCCTTATTGAGAACAATTTCATCATTCTCCAAGTCATCCCCAACAATTAAATCAGGTCGCTTATTATTCCACTTCAAACCCCGCATCTTTTGTTCAGAACCCTTTGCAGAGATTCTAAACTGATGACCATCGGAGCAATTGACAATTACATCATCTTCGGTATCTTTTTCAAATCCTACAATACCAAAAAGAGTACCAATCTTTTCGTTGTCAATCAGTTCCTTTTTGATGTCTCCAAGGAACTGGGTGGCTTGAGTAATTGTGTCGGACAGTACAAGAACATACTGTCGGTTACGAAAGAGAACGCACGCAAGGACGTAGGCCAACGTAACAGCAGTTGATTTTGCATGTCTGCGAGGTGCTGCAATTGCAACCTTTGGGTGTTTGCTAGTACAGGCTTCCCACCATTCCATATGGCAGTCGGGGGATTCAACAGCTTGGTCATAATTCCTTTGAAGCAGACTAGCCGAGAACCCGGCAATTGTGTCTGCGGTGAGTTCCATTATTGTGTTTTCTTTGCTGCCATTCGTTCTGTAAAGACTTTAACAACATCACTCATATGGGGGGCTGCAAAGTAGAAAGCCAAGATCAGCATTACAGCGGGAGACATGTTATCTGCACTTTGTAGCTGGAGAGCTGAAAGGGCTTGGAGTTGTCCAGCAGCTTCATTCCAGAAAACCGCAAGGGAACTTGCAATTTGAGCTACAACATATTGCAGTAACCAGACACCAGTAATAGCAAGACTAATGAGCCTTCGTGCTAGGTTCTGTCCCTGGGTGGCTTCCATCCAACCAACAAGCATAGAGCGAGCTTCTGAGCGATCTTTAGCAGCATCCCCGGCCTTCTCTTCATCGGTGTAGACAAGAGCGTCAAGACCGTCTTTTACTGCGACAACAGCACTATTGATTGCTTCTTCTGTACCAAAAATTTTACCCCAAAAAGACATTACCGACCCCGTTTGCTAATTTGATTTAAAAGGCTGCCGTCGGCACGACGAGAAAAACTACGGTTGCTAGATTTAGAAGAAACGCGGAGATTAGACCTAACAGTTTTTCCACCATGGGAGAGAGGGGTTTTATGGTCAACATCTTTACCATCTCCCTTATGAACTTTGCCCGCTCGTTCCATCATGCGACGGGCCTTGTTCTGTTCCACACGTTTCTTGATTTCCGAAGGTTTGCTCGTGTATAAGTCAACTTCACGGCGATAGTCACGTCTTCCATTCTTCATGTACGGCACTGGACTGCTCCTTAAAAGAAATGTCTTCTGCAAGTTCTTTTTGTTTATTTCTGTTTAACTTTTGAAACTCTTTAGCCAACATAGCCAAGGTTTCTTGCACTGTCACTTTGTTATTGTCTATTCTATCAGCCAGAGTTTCTAGCTGAATTTGTTTGTCCATTAGGTGGTTGGTAAGGGTGGCTACGTCTTTAAGACCCACCGGCTTTCTAACCATTTGTCCTGTTTTTTGATTGTAAACCCAATCACCGTTCTCTAGCCTATCTTGTACCAACTCCAAAGAAGTGTCAATGATGGTAGAGAGTTTAGCCCCTCTTTTTGCTTTTGAAGCAGCACGTAACTCGTCTACAACTGTAGCCCACCATTCTTGCTTCTTCCAATTGCAGAGAGTGTCGTAGGGAACTTCTGTGAGTTCAGACACTAAACGCATATTGCCGTTAAGCATGTAGAGTTGGACAGCCTTTGTTTTGTCAGACCAGGTGTAGGTTAGCGAAGCCATGTGTTCCTTTCTAAAGAGTTCGTTCAGTGAACTCACGTCTAGCGACTCGAAGAGGAGTCATACATATATTATACCACAACAAATACTTGACAAGCAATGATAACTATGGTATAATTATAAGATAAGTCAATATTATAGGAGGTACTTATGCTGGATAAATCTGAAGTTAAAAGCATGTTAGAGTCTGGTCAAACTTTGCAACAAGTGGCAGACACCTTTAATGTCTCTAAGCAACGTATTGGACAGATTAGAAAAGATTTAAAATTAAAAACTGGTACATTTGGTAAAGCGTTTGTAGTACAACAAAAGAAAGCAACTCTTTTACAGCAACAAGGAGTCTACTGGAAACAACTGGGTAAAACTAAAGCAAGTCGAGAAGATTTTGATAAACAATGCTATTTTATTTTTACACGGAAAAGACAAAATGCAAAGCACAGTAAGTGGGAGTGGGACTTAAACTATACTGATGTTACATTCACATCTCATTGTCCAATTTTAGGAATTGAGTTGGACTACTTTGCTGAGAGAAGAGCAGAAAACTCTCCTTCATTTGATCGGATTGATCCCACTAAAGGATACATCACTGGTAACGTCCTTGTTGTCTCTTGGAGAGCCAACAGGATTAAAAACGATGGTTCTGAAGAAGAACATAGAAAAATTGCGGACTGGTTACAGTCCTTGACAAAGCGATGATAACATAATCATTGAAAGTCAAGAAAAAGTATGATATAATAAAAAACATTATATATAAAAAGAATGTAAAAGTTATATTTATATAAGTTTTATGTTCTTTTTATTAATTTATATGTATTTATAGTCTTTTATATAAATAAAAAGGGATGGCACAAGGGAGCCATAGGCGACCGCAAACAACAATAGCTCTAGAACGCATTAAAACAGCGTCTAGGGCTTTTTTATTGCCTACAGGCTACCCATGTATACCCCACCCCATTTAAAACGCTTATACGTCGTTTAAACGCTTCGGGAAGAGGGATTACAAGAGGGAAGTAGCTCTATACACCTCGAAGCCGGAAGTGAAGAAGAAGCGAGCTGAACAAAATGCTGCCCGAAGAGAAATGGAACGAGCTGGAAAGGTCTCTAAAGGAGACGGAAAAGACGTTGACCATCGTGTTCCCCTTTCAAGAGGAGGGAGCAATTCTAAGTCAAATCTACGAGTTACATCCGCTTCCGAGAATCGAAGCTTCAGTAGAAACAAAGACGGGAGTCTTAAGTCCCAACGCAGTAAGCGAGAACGTTAAAAATGAAACTAGTTGACAACGCCAAGAAATGGTATAAGATGTTTTCATTACAGGCCAACTTAATTAACACGTCTTTTCTTTCTGCTTGGGCTATTGTCCCTGAGAAGTTTCAAAGTGTTCTACCTACACCAGCTTTAATTGGTATTGCTGTTGCACTACTAGTGTTAGGTACGGTGGGACGCCTCATTAAACAAGAGTCTGTAGAAAAATAATTGTGGTGTAGCTCAGTTGGTAGAGCAAGCGGCTGTTAACCGCTCCGTCCTGGGTTCGATCCCTAGCTCCACAGCCAAAACATTCTGAGTGTATTGTCAACCTGGTTAGACGGCCGAGCTTGGAACTCGGAGGTTGTAGGTTCAAATCCTACCTCTCAGACCAAATATCCCCTGGTGACGGAACTGGCATACGTGTTGGTCTTAGAAACCAAATTTTACAGGTTCGACTCCTGTCTAGGGGACCATGCCCTTTTCGTATAATGGTATTACTCCGGTTTTGTAGTCCGGCAATAAGTGTTCGATTCATTTAGGGGGCTCCACATTGGAACTCACAGCAGAAATTATTAGCGGCTTTAGTAGCTCTCTTTTACAACGTAGTTATGACAATCCTGTAGAAAGCCCGTCCTGTCACTATGACTGGTGGGCTTTATGTGCGTCTAAGCATCCTAAAGTAGCTATTGCTGCTCCTCGTAGGCATGCTAAATCCACTGCAATTACGTTAGCATACGTACTAGCCTCCGTGTTATTTCGAGACAAACGGTACGTTTTAATTGTCTCAGATACCATTACTCAGGCAACTCAGTTCCTAGGAGATGTAAAGAAAGAACTAGCAGATAATGAACGTATCCGTACCCTATTTAAGGTACAAGAGTTCATGAAAGATACAGAAGACGACTGTATTGTTAAGTTTACAGATGGTACTGAATTCCGTATTGCTGCCAAGGGTAGCGAACAAAAGATGCGGGGTTTAAAGTGGAACAACAAGCGTCCTGACCTCATTGTAGGGGATGACTTAGAGAACGATGAAATTGTGTTGAACACAGAGCGTCGGCAAAAGTTTAAGCGTTGGTTTTATGGTGCGTTAGTGCCTAGCTTATCCCAGACAGGTGTCATTCGTATTGTAGGAACCATCCTGCACGAAGACAGCCTTCTAAATAACTTAATGCCCTCAGAATGGGATAGAAACACTGTTGTAGAGCCTTTAAAGGTGTTCTCTAAGAAAGCAAAGCCTTCTTGGAAAGCCATTAAATACCGTGCTCACACAGAGGATTTTAAGCACATTCTTTGGCCTGAAAACTACAATTCAGAGTGGTTTGTTGCACAACGACAAGACTTTATTGATCGTGGTTTAGCAGACGTTTACTCTCAAGAATACTTAAATGAGCCCATTGATGAGTCAGTGGCTTACTTTAAAAAGGCAGACTTTCTCTCGCTTTCCAAAGAAGATAAGGATGCTAGACTTCACTACTACGTAGCAGCCGACTTGGCTATCTCTGAGAAAGAAACTGCAGACTTTTCTGTGTTTGTTATTGCAGGGGTAGATGAAAACAAGATTATTCACGTTAAAAACGTGATTAGAGAGCGGTTAGATGGTCGAGATATTGTTGACATGTGCATCAATATCCAACGTATTTACGAACCTGAGCTGTTTGGTATTGAAGAAATGCAGGTTTCTAAGGCCATTGGGCCTTTTTTACGTGAAGAAATGATTAGAACTGGCGTGTTCTTAAACTTAGGTGTATTAAAGCACGGTGGTAAAGATAAAATTGCGCGGGCACGGTCAATTCAAGGCCGCTTACGTGCTCACGCTGTTAAATTTGACAAATCAGGGGAGTGGTATCCTCCATTTGAAGATGAATTGTGCAAATTCCCTAGAGGAAGGCATGACGACCAAGTAGATGCTTTGGCTTACTTGGGTATGATGCTTGATTCTCTTGTAGAAGCCCCCACCCAATCTGAAATTGAGGATGAAGAATACAATGATGAATTACGATCAAGCGGACATGCAGGCGCAGGCCGAAGCGCCATTACCGGATACTAAGCCACTAGCCTCTGCTAACCTTGTTGAAGGCCTTACAGAGGAAGAAAAGACAGAGATTGCCGCATGGTGTAAAACTGGCTTTGAAGAAGACTTAGACAGCCGTGGTGAATGGGAGTCCAATATTGATGATTGGATTGCTTTAGCTAAACAAACTAAGGAAGATAAAACCTATCCTTGGCCCGGTGCTTCTAACGTTAAGTATCCTCTAGTAGCTACAGCCGCCATGCAGTTTGCGGCACGTTCATATCCCTCTCTAGTTCCTTCTAACCATAAGGTGGTTACTACTACTGTAATTGGTAAAGACCCAACTGGTGAGAAGTTTGAAAAGGCACAACGTGTGTCTACCTACATGTCCTACCAACTCCTCCACGAAATGAGTGGATGGGAAGAAGATATGGACAAAATGCTAATGATGCTTCCTATTGTTGGTACCATGTTTAAAAAGACTTGGTATGATAAGACAGAGGATAAGGTAAAGAGTAAGTTAATTCTTCCTAAGAACATTGTAGTGAACTACTGGACGACTTGCTTAGACGAATCTGAGCGTATCTCTGAAGTAATTCACCTATCTCCACGTCTTTTAAAAGAACGTCAGAACTTAGGTATTTACGTTGATGTAGATTTAGGTGAAGCAGCTCCTGCTCCTAACCTAGCCCCATCTGATGCTGATAACAATGCTTCAAGTCTTCCTTATACTCTAATTGAACAGCATACATTCTACGACTTAGACGACGATGGCTACGCAGAGCCCTACGTAATCACCTTTGATTACAACTCTGGTAAGCTCCTGAGAATGAGTCCTCGGTATCTTCAAAAGGATTTACAGCTTAAAGACGATGGTAAAGTAGCACGCATTAAGCCAATTCAAATGTACACCAAGTTTGGTTTTATTCCAAACCCTGATGGTAGTTTTTATGATATTGGTTTTGGTGTATTGCTTGGTCCTATTAACGAGAGTGTCAACACTCTAATTAACCAGTTGGTGGACAGTGGACATTTACACAACCTTCAATCAGGCTTTATTGGTAAGGCTCTCCGGGTTAAAATGGGTGACCAAAGCTTACGGCCAGGAGAATGGCGACCCGTTAACGCAACGGCTGACGACCTTCGTAAACAAATTGTACCCTTACCCACAAAAGAACCGTCATCAGTACTCTTTCAGCTTATGGGAACCCTCATTACAAGCGGCAAAGAGCTTGCCAGCGTAGCAGAAATCTTTACGGGGAAAATGCCTGGGCAGAATACTCCTGCCACAACTACGATGGCTACTGTTGAACAAGGGATGAAAGTATTCACCGCTGTTTACAAGCGAATCTTCCGTGCCTTGTCTGAAGAGTTTTATAAAGTATTTGAACTTAATAGTACATACCTTGATCCTAACAAATACATCACTGTATTGGATATGGAAGTAGGTCCAGAAGATTTTGATAGTTCTGCATGTGACGTAGCTCCTGGCGCTGATCCTAATGCAGCTTCTCAACAAGAAAAGCTGATGAAGGCTCAAGGCTTAATGGAAATGCTACAAGTAGCCGGTCCTATCTTTAATCCTATTAAGGTATTATCTCGTGTTCTTGAAGCCCAAGAACAGCCTAACTGGCAAGAGTTGTTTAGTGATGAAGTTATTCAAAGTGGACAAGTTCCACCACCGCCACCTGATCCTAAGATGATGGCGATTCAGGCTAAGGTGCAAGCAGACCAACAAAAGGCTGCGATGGATATTCAAATGAAGCAAGCTCAAATGGAGTTAGAGTCACGAGACAAAGAACAAAAAATGGCTATGGAATCTCAGGCGCACGCACAGAAAATGCAGCACCAAGAGCAAGCAGCCATGATTAAATCAGCCTCTGATATTCAGATGGCTAACATTTTTAGTGCGGCAGAGCGCGCTAAAGCACAGCAAGGGCTAGTCCAGAAAGACCAGGCCCATCAACAGAAAATGTCTCAACAGAAGGAGGCTGCATCATCTCAGAACTCGAAATCCAAGAGTGGAAAACCGACGAAGTAACTCGTCTTTTTACACAAGCCATTGATAAGCGTATCTCAGAAATTTTAACAGAGGTGTTAACCTGGGACGTAGATGACTTAAAATATCGACAAGGGTACCTAAGGGCACTAGCAGATATTAATCCAAAAGAATTTACCGTAGAGGGCTTTTAATGACCATTACTGTGACAGGATGTAGAATCCTTGTAAAACCTTTTAAAATTCAAGAGCATGATAAGGTGTTTGACTCTGCCCGCAAAGCAGGAATTATCCTTACTGAGCTAGCTGAACGTAAAGAGCAAATTAATGTTGACAAAGGTACTGTACTACAAATTGGTTCCAAATGCCATGAGGACTATGTAGGACAACTTGCCGTAGGAGACACCATTGCATACGCAAAGTTTGGCGGTAAGTTTATTCAAGAACCCGGCTCCGAGGATATTTTCCTCGTAATCAACGACGAAGACGTTGTAGCAATTTTTAAGGATTAATATGCTAGAAAACCAAGAGAATTCCCAAGAGGAAATTGTAGACACTCCCGCAGAACGCACCCCCATGGAACAAAAGGCCATGGAAATGGGCTGGCGTCCTAAGGATGAGTTTCACGGAGATGAAGACGATTTTATTGATGCTAAAGAGTTTGTACGCCGACAACCTTTGTTTGAAAAGATTGAAGCACAAAACAAGCAGATTAAAAACGTTACAAAAGCCTTAGAAACGTTTAAACAACATTACACTAAGGTAGAACAGGCTGCAGTAGAGCGGGCCTTAACTATGTTAAAAACCCAACGTAAGGAAGCACTTTCTGACGGTGATGGTGACCGATTTGAATTACTAGATGATGAGATTAAGAAGGCCGAAGCCAAGGTCTTAGAAATCGAACAAGTAAAGAATCAGCCCCTTGTCGAAGAAACTGTAGTGCATCCAGATTGGCAGGCTTTCCAATCGCGTAATCCTTGGTACAATAGTACTGGTTATATGCGTAAGTTTGCTGATGATTTTGGAACAAACTTAGCAAGTCAGGGCCTAGCTCCTGCAGACGTTCTTAAGCAAGTTGAACAAGCTGTGCGTAAAGAATTTCCCCACAAGTTTACTAATCCCAACAAAGAGCATGCTCCCTCTGTAGAGCAAAGCCGTGGGGCTAGTAAAACGGCTGGAAAAGAAACCGACTCTTTCCTTTCAGATCAAGAGCGGAAAGTAATGAACGATTTAGTACGTTCAGGTCTATTGACCAAAGAAAAATACATTGCTGATCTAAAGGCCGTCAAGGGCCTCAAGTAAGGAGAATATCATGGCTCGAACTCCAAGTGTGGCAAGTGCCCGCCCCCAACGTGCCCCTCTGGGCAAACGCGACCGTCTTGCTATCAAGAACAAGGAAGATGGTTTTACTTACCGAATTGTAAACGATGTAGATGATCGTGTAGAACAACTGATGGAGCGTGGCTACGAAGTCTGCTCAAAAGAACAAGTTGGTGCAATTGGGAATAAGCGTGTTGACAATACTAGTTCTGTAGGCTCGGCTGCTCATTTTTCTGTAGGTCAAGGTACCAAGGCTGTCGTTATGCGAGTCCCCGAGGACTGGTATAAAGAAGACCAACGTGCTAAACAAGCAGAAATTGACGCGCTAGAGGCTACGATGAAGCGTGACGCCCGAAATGCTGCCGATTATGGCAAGCTAGAAACTTCTTAACTTTTGGGCCAGCGCTTATTTTAATCTAATGAAAGGAATAAGCCAATGGCTAACACTTCTCGTATTTCCGGCTTTCGGCCTGTAAAGCACATTACTGGTGCTCCCTACAACGGCCAAGCCAACATCTATGAGGTTCCTGCTGGGGAAGCAATTCCTGTATTCGTAGGCGACCTTGTACGACTCTCTAATTCTGCTGCCACCAGTTATTTTCCTGCTGTAGAAGCTGCCGTAACAGCGGCTGTTACTTCAGGTGTATATATTGGTGCAGTAGTTGGTATTATCAATAGCAAGATGGACCCCATCAATGGTTCTATGACTGCTGGTAGTATTTCACTAGACACTCCTCAATATCGTGCTGCTTCAACTAAGCAATTTGTGCTGGTTGCTGACGCTCCCGATCTAATCTTTGAAGCCGAAGCTGATGCTGCTGTTGCACTAGCTTCAAACGGCCTCAACGTTGGTGTTGTAGAGGGTGATGGTACTAACTCTCTGGGTTCAACCACCACGGGCGCTTCTGGCATGCAAGTAGATGCCTCAAGCGTTGCTACAACCAACAGCCTACCACTACAAATTGTAGGCATCCCTAATCGGGTTGATAACGAGCCTAACGCCTCTTACAACAAAGTATGGGTACGCATTAACACCCATGCACTAAGCCCCTCTGGCGTTACTGCTGTTTAAGGAGAATATTAAATGAGTGGAATTATCTCTACTTCCAGCTTTGCAAAAAGCCTATGGCCTGGTGTTAACACTTGGTACGGTCAAGCTTATGCTGAATATCCCGTTGAGTGGGACAAGCTGTTTGAAAAGAATACCTCACGTCGTGCTTTTGAAGAGGACGTTGGTACTTCAGGTCTAGGTTTGGCTGTTGTTAAAGACCAAGCTGGTGCTATCACTTATGACAGCATGCGTCAAGGTTTCACCTCACGGTATAATCATGTAACCTACGGCCTGGGTTTTATTGTAACTCGTGAAGCCTTTGAAGATGACCTGTATGATGTTGTAGCGAAGAAGAAGGCTCAGGCCCTTGCCTTCTCTATGCGTCAGACTAAGGAAATCATTGGTGCTAACGTGTACAACCGTGCCTTTAGCACTACCTATGTTGGCGGTGATGGCGCTTCTCTTGTGGCATCTGCTGCCTCATTAAGCGCTGGTGGTTCAGCCTCTGCTCCTAACGTTGCTGGTGGTACCTACACCAACGGTCCTTCGGCTGCGGTAGACCTCTCAGAAGCTGCCCTAGAGCAGGCTTGCATTGACATTGCTGGTTTCACCAATGACCGTGGTCTAAAGATTGCTGTACGTCCCCGTAAGCTCATCATCCCTAAGGAACTGATGTTTGAAGCGGATCGTATCCTGAAGACTGAAGGCCGTACAGGTACCGACCTGAATGACCTGAACGCTCTAAAGGCTCGTGGTCTGATTCCTGAGGTTGTTGTTAACCATTATCTAATCGACACCGATGCTTGGTTCATCCTCACTGATGTGCGTGATGGTCTGAAGTATTTCGAGCGGCGTGGTGATGAGTTCACAATGGACGAGGACTTTGACACCGAAAATGCTAAGTACAAGGCAACGGCTCGCTACAGCTTCGGCTGGACCGATCGGCGTGGTATTTACGCTTCTCCTGGCGTTTAATCCTAAGGAGAGAATATGAGTTATACTAACCCCACTCTCTCCTATCCCAAGCGTCGTAGCACGCTACAGTTAGTAATTCCTGTAGCGCGTACTGACAGTGCCACGACTAAAGCGTGGCTTCCTAAAGATGCAGTGATTACTGGTGTTCACGTTCTACAGAATGTGAGCGCTTCCACTGCAGCGGGTTCTTTTACCGTAGGACTTGGGTCGGATGCTG